CAGTGCGAGTAATATGAGCATGACGATGAGAGACCCTGGATCCATGTCTTATACTATAGACAAGTAAATTATTTATTGACACCCATCTTTCACCTTCTTGGAGGGGTCGACGCACATAACCATGGCTGATTTGTCGTTAAGATTACCATTCCACCCTGTGAGAAGCTCTTCTGGTCTTTTAATCATGACACATTGGGTGTGACCGTACTTACCAAGATGTGGATGTCTATTTGTTCTGTAAATAAACGAGTCATAGCCTTCATCGTTGGCGAGAGATCTACACGCTTCGAGGGACATTGGAGGGTCACCTCTATTCCAGAAATCAATGCCATTGTCCTCGCCTTCTCTCCACCAATACTTGTCTCCCCATACTACATTTCCACTGGCCATATCTCTACACCCCTCGTAGACTTTAACACCTGGATTTGTACACCCAACGATATATTTACTTTTGTCGTCCACATTCGTTGGATCTGCCATTGCGCTGAGAAAAGAGCTATCGATATAGGCAAAGCATGACTTGCTCTGCCGATCCCATCCCCAATTGTTGATACCCAGTGAATTTGAGTATTCTTTACACACATCGGCGGTCTTCGCTTCACCGTCTGGAACAAGTTTTTCAGTGGTACCGTACCATTTGACACCCTGTGGGGCTACAGACGCCTTTGGTCGCCCCCGCATGTTATCCACTCCCGGAACACCGCCTGGGGGAACGTCCGAGCTCGGGGGTGTCACCGAGGGCTCTGAGGGTTCCATCGGCACCTGAGTATCGAAGAGGTCCCCCTCGACGACGAATTTTTGATATCCGACGTACATGGCACCCGCGAACAGTGCGAGTATCATGAGCATGACAATGAGTGACACTGGGTCCATGTCTTATACTATAGACGAGTAAATTATTTTATTGGCACCCGTTGATGATCTTCTTGGAGGGGTCCGTACACGCCTGAATGTGGTGGACGTCATTTGGAGTACCCGTGAAACCCACGAGATTATCGGAGTCGACAATTTCATAGCACGTAGCGGTGTATCGTTGATCGGGGTAATTTGCTGTGTAATAGAAAATGGCATCCTTACCCTGTGATTTCCCCTTTTGGATGCACTGGTCGAGGGAGATACCTTGTTGTTTTGGTTCTAACTCGACCCTTCTTGCGGATCCACCCAAGCCACGCACGCGATCACCAGTCACCCAGTTTTCACACCCCTCGCCCAATGTTACACCCGAATCGGTACAACCCACGATAAAGTTCGTTTTTTGGTTTGGGTCAACCTGGTTTGGATCACGCATTCTCATCAAATAATTGTTATCGACGTACGCAGAGCAGCTCTTATTCGTTTTATTGTAGATCCACGATTTATGACCTAATCGCTTTGCGGCCGCCTGACAATCCGCCCAGGTTTTAGCCTGTCCCGCGGGAACTATGTAGGTTTGTTGATAGTCACCGACATGAGTGCCCCTCTTCCAAGAGACGTTACCGTGATTCGTTGTATACTGACGATTACGAATGCGTATAGGAATTCCATCCGCGATATCAACCTCAGGACCCGCGGGTGTAGTATCGACGACGACGGGCTCCATGACCACCGGTTCCTCCTCCTCTTCCTGCTTCATGAACCAATAGATGGCACCGAGCACGATAGCGACAATGATCAAGATGATTGCCAACATTTTCTTTTATACATTACATCTAGAAAATAATACCAAACTTCTTCGTCATAAATTTTTTGGTCTCACCTGGTGTGGGCTGACTCCAGAGATACCAGCGCGACCAGAAACCAGCTCCACCCACCCCACTCATCTTCCAATCTTCCCTGTCACTCCTACCAACATCTTCCATGAGTGTATGGATCTTCCTGGGTTCCCTCTCAGCCACGGTGCGTCCTGGAACTTGTCCACCGTGTCTGAGAACATATGAACGCATTCGCGAAGGATTCTTGTGTTTGGTGTAGTCGGAATACCCACTGGCACCAAAGTCAACAGTCCTGCCGTCTTCGAGGATTGCCCTGAACTTCTTTTTGGAGTTTGGGCTACGAACGATTTTGACACGCATACTTACAATGTATATCTAATTTAATTTTTGCACATACCACAGTACCCCTCCTTCTTCGCTTCTGGGAAGAAGAAGAGACGCTCATCACCACGCTTCACGCGGTACATGTGATCATAGGTGTGGAAGAGGGCGATCGCGACCATCAAAGTAGTCGCCAACGCGCGGTTTGTCTTACGCACAGACCAGGCGTAGGCCAAGATCATCGCGAGGATGACCATTTGAACGAGGGTAACCTTTGGCATCACAAAACGCTGTTCCAATTCTGGAGTTTCGCTGGTGGGCTCTGGAGCATATCGTTCCATTCGCTTGCCGTAACCTGGCATTTTTATTTTATACCGAGAAATTAATGTGGTGTCTCCTCTGGATACCTGTGGCTCTTGTACTCCATGATTATCTCAAGTCACCCATAGACACCCTGTATTTTCAGAATCCCCTCAGACCCCTGATTGGCATGCGAAACACCCTCGTTGATCTGATGTGTCACAAGTTTGACTACGACGTCATGGAGTATGCCAACTTGTGGTTTGTCCGAGCAAACTATACCAAGATCCTCTATGAATATGAGGCGTGTGTGGCAAAAGCTAAGAAGCGCTACTTTCATGAACTTGATCCATGGTTCAAGACAAATGATAAGTACTACTACTACGAGGTCAAAGACTTCCCCGAAGTGCAGAAGATTATTGACCAAATACCGTGTGTGGATAAAGACACCGCCAAGTTCGCCGTGATTGAGGGACCGATGACCATAGCTCCACATCGCGCTGAGAGTAATCTTATGCTGAGGTATCATCTCACGATTAAGGGTGGCAAACATTGTGTACTGTACACATCAAATGGCGGGCATCACCATGAACCAGGGAAAGATTACTTGTTTGATCATTCACGCGTGCACAGTCTTGTTAAACGCAGCCTCGAGCGACGCGTTGTCCTAATTCTCGATGTCCATAGATTCTAAGTGACGTCGACAAACAGCCTTGTACATATCCTTACCACCGACAAGTTCTAACTCATCACTCTGTACGATTCTCTTTGTGAATGGTCCAGGTGTTCCATTTCTACAATCCATACAGAGAGCCGAGAGCTTCACGACATCGCTCGCCATTGGGATACAATCCAAGACTTCTCCAAACTTTTTCTGTTGGTAGTCTCCATCGAGACCAGCCAAGATTACAGACTTTCCCAGGAAGAGACACATATCTACAAAATCTTTGAGGTTTTTGAAGAATTGTGCTTCATCAATGGCTACAATTTCGGCGTCACAGAATGACTGCTTCACAATACAATGGGAAATGTGACCAACTTTGATACATGGGAATTCAATCCCGTCGTGGGTCTTTAGGACTTCTTCAGGAGACCGTGTATCTTTTGCTGAGTTTATCACCACAATCTTTTTACCAATAATTCTATAACGCTTAAGTCGGCGAATAAGTTCCGAAGTTTTACCAGAAAACATATTTCCCATAATAATTGTCAGACCCATCTCACCTTTCTATAAAATAATCTCATATTTTTATAATGGTTGATATCCAAAGGTGTTATTATGATGGACACAAGGGGTGGGTGTCAGCCAAGTCAGGTAGGGTTCGTTTCGGCAACAAGATCTTCCCAAACATTCTTGCTGCCGTCAAGTATTTTAAATCTATACACTAATTAAGATGGCCCTCACGGATCAGGAGATTTCCAAAAAGGTTCGTGAGTTGCGTAAAACCAAAGGTCCAATCTATGCCCCCCTCAAATACTTTCGGGGTCTCAAAACCCTCAAAGCCGTGGAGACCCGTTACAAAAAGATGCTCAAGATGGATTACAAAAACTTCAAGACTGACAAGGGCATGAAGACGCGCACATCCTCCTATACCCAACGATTTAGAAAGAAGTATCCAGGTGTCAAATCACTCCCAGACATAGCGAAGGCTACAAAGATACCCCTAAAAACCTTGGAGACCATATACAACAGGGGTCTCGCCGCGTGGAGAACTGGTCACCGTCCAGGGGCTTCTCCACAGGCGTGGGGGTACGCGAGAGTTCATAGTTATGTAATGAAAGGGAAGACATACCGCACAGCGGACGCTAATCTTCATCGATAATCATCTTTCTCACTTCGTCGTAGACTATGTTGAGAAGGGCAGCTTTATAGGCCAAAAACCCTACAAAGGTCGCACCGTAGTCAAAATCAAACGCAAATGGAGCGTGATTCCACACAGTTTCAAAAATGGCGGTACCCACCGGTACCAATAACTGTTTCTGAAAAGGTGAAGAGTTTTCAATGGTATCCACAGTCTTTGTGAGTAGTCCGATGTAGGCCAATGACGATGCCACACCTAATGTGGCGGATACACCTTCCGCCGCCCCTTGGGTGATGAAATACGATGACGTAAGTGCTGTGCCGTATCCCAAAGTTGTTTGGTTAATTCTTCGTTTAAGTTTTTCATAGTCAGACTTTGGCGGAACAATAGCGTTGTGAACTTTCCAAGCAACGGTCATTGTTTTTGTTTCGTGGCAAACCTTTATAAAGATTACAAACACATCTAAAGTAGAAATGAACCTTCGTGTTAAGAAGCTTGCCCCAGATGCTATTATTCCAACTCGTGGTTCTGCTGGTGCTGTTGGATACGATTTGTACAGCGCTGATGACGTTGTGGTCCCACCTACGCACCGAACTCTTATCAGCACGGGGATCGCAATTGTTTTGCCAGTAGGTGTCTACGGTCGCGTCGCGCCAAGATCTGGTCTCGCTGTGAAGAGCGGTATCCAAGTTGGTGCGGGTGTTGTGGATCCAGACTACACGGGTGAAGTCAAAGTCGTTCTCTTCAATCACGGACACACGGATTTCCAAATCAAAAAGGGGGATCGCATCGCGCAACTCATCCTAGAGAGGTGCGAGACGCCCCAAGTTGAAGAAATTGGTGCGGTTGAGGAGACGGAGAGAGGTTCTAAAGGATTTGGGTCGACCGGCGTCTCCGAATAAACATGAATATGAAGATCAATACGACTATCAATATGAGACCGATGTACCATTTCCACGATAAAATTCTATCTTTTAGTTCGGGTTCGGGTTCGGGTGCAGATGGTGGCGATGGACCAACGGCTGTCATTTCATTGAAACAGTCTTCATTTGTGACATACATGTCCTTTTCTTCATCTGTACAGTTGTTTTTGTTCACACAGTACGAACACACTTCACCCTCTTTACACTTGCAACATGTGGAGAGTGCATTTTCTGGAAAAGTTACATTTTCACTTGGAGCCATAAAGCCCGACTTGCACACATCTTCACTCACAGGCTTGCATCCTTTCAGTGTGACTTCTATTTTTCGATCACCGGTTTGTCCCATCTCTCTTAGGGTCTTTTGGTACTCAGACTCGGGGTCGGAAGTATCTTTCCTGGGATTAATTGCACAATCCATAATACTATAGATTAACATTTTTACTTAAACGGTGCCTAAGTTAGCTCCAACTTTTAATAAATCAAAGACAAGCATGGATCGTCATCATCTACTGTCCCTGTTGGATAAACTTCAAGAGAAGTATGCAATCCAAGACGGAGAGTACAAAGAGTTTGCGGAGGCTATAGGTGGAAAAAAGAAACCACTTGAATTTAACGAAGGTGATCTCATAAAAGTTACACTTGATCGTATAGAGGCATCGGTTGATTGTGATTACGAGGACATTACACCGAGCATATATGTGAATGAGAGGTGTTCTTTTATTTGGAAGGTTGTTCCCGACGAACATGAGTATCACAGTGGGGAGTCTATTTCACATAAATACCTCAACAACTGCCAGATGAATAAGAGTGCGATGGACAAAATTGTGAAAGACCACTGTCAGGGTGATTTCACAATGATGACGATGGACAAAAATAATCGAAAATACTGTATTCGTGTAATATCTGTCGAACCCATTTAATAATTAGCGAACCACATGGACTCTGGTGTCGGCATGAAGAGGACTCCCTTACGCATCGTCATCCACAATTTTGCCTGATCAACTGTTGGGTATGACCACAGTAACCATCGCTCCCAATAGTCTGTGGAGAAATAGTCGTCCCAGTCTTCTTGGTCACTCGTGTCACTCATCAACATACCCCGATGAATTTCATATGGATCTGTCTCAATGCGCAACTCTTCGGAAATGACCGCACCTCTTCGAAGGAGGTGTGTGCGCATGAGGCGGGGGTTTCCGTGGTCTGTGTAGTCGGGTGTCCCCTTTACACCAAAATCAATCGCACGCTTGTTTGGGAGCATCACCCTGTACTTGTGACTTACCGAGGGGCTGGGTTGGAGGATGACGTGCATATACTCTACTTTACTTTTTAGTTTTTAATACAACAAATTTAAGGTCACTCTTCTTGACCCGTCCACGTGTGAATGGGTTTACAAAGAGGACAGTGTTACCATTTGTGTTGATGGCACTCGTCATTGACATGCGAGCCATTTTACGGAAAGAGTTTGGTGTGAGATATAACTTGTTAATCTTGACAGCCTTTTGACCATTCTTAAAGTTTTCAAGTGAGATTGGATCCACTGGAAGATTTTTCATATTCACATTCTTCCAGGTAATCTTATTGGTGTTATTGTTTTCATTGGCATTCTTCTTCATTCGCTTCTCATTCTTCATGTAGTTTGACGCATTTGGGCGTTTATTCCCGTTGTTCCCGAAATTGAGACGACGCACTGGTCCGACATTCACGAAAGACATGCGCGCGCGTCGCATGCGCCTGAGGTTATTTCGGCTGATGACACGAGGTCTGGGCTGACCCACATTGTTCTCGTTAGTGTTTGAGTTGGTGTACACAAAGTTACGACGCATACCTTCTTCGTCATTTGAGTTATTGATCCGAACCGAGTTGTTGTCCCGCATGTTACAATTGATAAAGATTTTAATCGATGTGTCGTCATGAAGACATACACATCCCACGATGGTATTCAAATTAAGGTGGGTGAGAACGCCAGGGAGAATGATGACCTGACCCTGTCAAGTTATCCCCGAGAATGGTGGATGCATGTGGACGGTGGCCCAGGTGCGCACGTCGTCATATGTCACGAGGAAGATACCTTACCCAAAGAGACAAAGCGAGACGCTGCACTCCTCGCAGTACATCACAGTAAACCCTCGAATGTCAAGACGGTTAGGGTAAACCTCGCGCGCATCAATCAGGTCATCAAGGATGATCGCATAAAAAATCACGGTCAAGTCTATTTGGATGGAGAGATCATGCAACTCACGATATTTCCAAACAAGGAGAGGGAGAGACTTGATAGGCTCTTAAAAAA